GCAGAAAAGGAACAATTGGATATGGAAACATTGACAGTACTAACCTTAACGGAATAGGACTTACTGAAGTAAATGCATACACAGCATTTATTGAAAACTTCAAAGACAAAGAACGTAAATTTAAAAGGATATTTCCATTAACAACATTATCTCAATCACAGTATGATGCTATGTTAGATTTATATGTAGCAACTGGTTCTTTTAATTTTGCAGGCACACCTAACAGACAGTTTAATTTAACTGATTATATTAAAAATAGACAATGGGATTATATTGCAACTGCAATGACATTATGTGGAGCTGATAGATTAAGCAGACAGGCTGATGCAAAAATATTAATGCTCGGAGACTATGGAGTATACAAACTTAGATCACTTATTAAAGAACAAGGGATACAAACACTTGTAAAAGAATACTCAGCAGGACAATTAACAACAGCACAAACAAAACAGGCAGAATATATTTATTATGCAGAAACAAAAAGATTCTTGCCTAACATGACTGAAAATAGAAAACGAACTATAGTCACTCAATTATCTTAATAAATACTTTATAATTACAAGGAACAGAAACTTGAACAACAGTGTATTACTACTTAACGCTGACGGACAGCCATTATCAATATTACCTTTAAGCACAGTTAGTTGGCAAGACGCAGTCAAGGCTGTCTTTCAACAAAAAGTGCGTGTAATCAGAAGCTATGACGGCGTGTACCTACGGTCTGAATCACTTACTATACCATGCCCTAGCATAATCATGCTAAACACTTATCACAAGCAACCAAAAAAAGCAAAGTACTCTCGACGGAATCTATACCTACGAGATAATCATTGCTGTCAATATTGCGGTGATCAGTTTAGTTATGCTGACTTAACCATCGATCATGTGATTCCTAAGTCACATGGTGGCAGGCTTACGTGGGAAAACACAGTAAGTGCATGTGGGCCTTGTAATGTTACGAAGGGTGATAGTTTATCTAGGCCTATTAATGTACCAACAGTTCCAAGTTGGCACAAGATAAACTACTCTGAAAAGACACATCAAATAACAATTCCATGCCCATTCTGGCAAGATTACATAAAATGGCCCGAAGATAAGCTAATTCTTCAATCATAATATACCTACTTATCTTTTTGCATAAATAGTTGTATGAGTAATATAATCGGATACACCACAATAAATTCGCCTTTCAGTAGTAAAAGTCTGACAGGCATAGAACTAGCTAAACAAGATCTACTAAACCACTTTAAAATCCGTAAAGGAGAGAAGTGGACAGATCCAGAGTTTGGCTGTGACTTACACCTATATGTCTTTGAACCGTTGGATCAAGCTACAATTGATGCAATCGACGAAGAGGTATATAACGTAATATCATATGATCCGAGATTTGAAGTAAACGAATCAAGTATTACAGTTAAGCAAGATAAACATAGTGTTACAGTAAATGTAAAGCTAACTTACTTACCAACAACAACTGCAACAGAGTTGCAGATTAAGTTCGACAATGAATTCGAACAAGACGCAGAGTTATAATTATGGCACAGAAATCAAGACAAAATAAATTATTTGCGGCAGAGGACTTTACAGTTGTATACGAATCATATATTAATGCAAACTTTCAAGCATTTGATTATGATACTATTAGAACTGCAATGGTTGAGTATGTCCGTAACACATATCCAGAGAACTACAATGACTGGGTAGAATCAGCTGAATTTGTTTCACTACTAGATGTAGTAGCACAGTTTGGACACAACTTAGCATATCGAGTAGATATAAATGCTAGGAACAATTTTTTAAGCACATCCAGAAGAAAAGAATCAGTTTATAAATTAGCTGAGTTCTTAGGATATCAACCACGACGTAACGTGCCAGCGTACGGTGAGATGAAAATTACAAGTGTTAAAACAAATGAGTCTATTGTAGGTAGTGCAGGTGTTAGCTTAGGCGGCACTGACATTCTATATGAAGTAAGTAACAATGTAAATAACTTAGACGATTTTATTACAGTTGTTAATGCAGTTATGGAAAACAGCAATCAGTATGGTAGTCCAAAAACATCAGCAGTAATTAATAATGTGTCAGCAGATTTTTACGATCTTAATAATACGCCAAATCAAATTAAATATGATATAAAAGGTACAGTAAATGGTGTTTCATCTAATTATAATATTATAAGCAGTGAGTACGACAGCAAACTATTATCGTTTGCAGAGAAGTCGCCAGACCCTGTTGGAAGTTTAGGAATATATTTTAAAAATGACGGCAAGGGAATTAACAGTGCTAACACAGGTTTTTACTTTGGTGTTAAGCAGGGTGCGTTAGGTTATCAAGACTTTTCAATTGACACACCAATAGATAATTTATCATTAGACATAAGTGCAGCAAATGTAAACAATTCAGACATATGGGTACAGAACATTAACAGCACAGGCAACGTTATTAAGAATTGGAAAAAAGTTACAGATGTTAACAGTAATGTAATTTACAATGATTTAAAAGCAGGTGAGAGAGATGTGTTCAGTGTAAAAACTAGAACAGGCAACAAAGTATCAATCATGTTTGCAGACAAAGTGTTTGGTAACATTCCAAGAGATACTATTAGAGTTTGGTACAGAACAAGTGTAGACAGTACGCATGTTGTTAGACCAGACGACTTGTCAAGTCAGCGTATACAAGTAAAATATACAGGCGTAGATGGCAACACATATACTGCAATATTTAAAGTACAATTGATGCAAGCAATTACAAATGCAAGCTCAAGCGAAACTATAAACGAAATTAAAGAAAACGCTCCAAAGAATTATGCTAGTCAAGATAGAATGATTACTGGTTCTGACTATAATACTTTGCTAGGAAATAGCAACGGTGCTATATTGAAAATTAAAAGCGTTAACAGAACATTTAGTGGACACAGTAGATATTCAAAATTTATGGATCCTACTGGAACATACAGCAACTTATACTTGTCAGGTAAGGACGCAACATTATACAGAGACAACAAACTAGTTTCAGTTTCAGCTGCAACAAATGACACAGAACAAGTAATATACGAAAAGTATGTTAAGAATATATTAGACAATGATGAATTTGTAAACTTATATTATATAGGGTATGCAATTGCGTTTGCTTCGTTAAGAACAGACTCGAGTTATACAGAGAATTCATTTAATTGGAACAACCCAAGCACAACTCCAACTGGAGTACTAACTGGTTATATAACAAATGCATCAGCAGTTATTCAACGTGTAGGTTCGACAGTTGATACATATATGCAATACATTACACCTGGTGCAATGATTAAATTTTCACCAGGTGTAACAGCTTCTGGTAATTTTGTTGTAGGTGAAACATACAGAATTGCAACATTAGGTTCGACTCCTACAGATTTTACAGCAATTGGTGCTAGTGCAAACACAGTAGGCACTAGATTTGTTGCAACAGATACAGGTTCGTTAGCAGATACAGGTACAGCAAGAGCAGCACTAACTAAGTGGGCTAAAGTAGTAAGCGTATCATCAAATGGACTTGGTATAGAAGGTACGGGCGCACAAGCCGGTCAACCAACTGGGCTACGTGCTAACGGTACTGGTGCTATTATGCTTGATACTGAAATTCCAAAGAACTATGAACTTAGTATTGTATATCCTGCATTAGCTAGAAAGTTTGTTTCTAGAGAAAGAGATATATTCTTATCATATTTAAAAGCAAAAAGATCATTTACTACATATTATAATTTTAAAACTAGAAGCTGGGCAATTGACACAGCTCCAGATCCATTTGTAGTTTTCTTGCCAACCGCTTCAGAATCTCTTGTAGCTGGTATAGACTATATTATAGAAACATTAGGTACAACTGCATGGAGCGATGCAGGCTGGGTAGCTGGCAATGGCGCTACAGGTAATAACGGAACAGTGCCGCGTATTGGTGATAAAATTCTAGCAGCAGCAACAAATCCAACAGTTGGAACAGGTACTGCTAAGAAATCATTCCCAACACAGTTTGGCAATAATAAAGAGAGCTGGTCAGTTTACTTTAATTACACAGGTGCAAACTATGATGTTTATTTAAGAACAATGAGAATTAATTTTAGTAGTGATGCAGTAAAATTAGGAAACATTACAAATGAATTAGAAATTGGAACGTACACTAAAAAAGCAAAACGTGATACAATTGGATTACTGGGTCAATTAGTTAACGGCGATATTGTTTCTAAAGGCGCATATTATGTATATGGGTTTGAAACTACTGACGCAACTACTTACAGACTTTCATTAATTGATGGTAACGCAGATAGTAGACCAGACAATCCAGATGTATTTAAAGACACAGTGGGTATAACTACTACAGACGTAGCAAGCAAAACATACAGTGGCCAGTCAAATTTAAACTTTGAATGGGAACATATTGCTGCAGAAAATCAAGTT